ATTCTGTATTAGCCAATGAACGTAAAGATAAAAGAATCTCTTGATCAATTTCAGCAGTGATTTCTTGTGCTAAAGCAGCCATAATTTCAGCTTCAACATCAATACCATGCATTGAGTTAGCATCCTGTGCCGCTTCAAAAGTCCAACGTGCTTGTAACTTACGAGTCTTAGCTTCAACTGCTTGTTTCAAGAGTTGAACACTAATGTTACGACCGCCAATTCCTTCCATATTTGATGTGGAAGCACCTTGATAGCTAGACTGTGTATCATCATGGCCACCAGAGTATGCAGTAGCAATCTTAAATGGACTCAATGCTTCATCACCAGCAGTGGTATCAGTATTGGCTACGCTTGAATCATTCATTGTTGTACCATAACGCACACGCAATGTATGAATTTGGCTTACTGGTCCTTGCATTGGTTGTACACCAACTAATTCATTTGCAATTACAGTTGGCATAACACGACGGATGACAGGTAAAATTACACGATTAAGTGTAGCAACATTACCTGAAGCCGTAGATCCTACTGTAGCTGATTCAGCCAAGTATGATTTTGTATTTTCTAAAATTACCGCCATAGATGAACGCTTTGTTCCATTCAACCCTTCTAAAAGGGCATCTTTAGTCTCGCTCCAACGGCTTTCTAATAGTTCTTGTGACATTTGTTATATTCTCCTATTTGATGTCTTAAAGTCCTGCTAAACGTTTAATGTCAACGACATTATCCGCCATAGCTACTTCTTTTACTTTATTACCAGTTATTTCTCTTCTACTTTCAGTCAAAGTTCTCTTTTTGTGATTAACTTTAGTCTGTTTGTTTTCAAGAACTACTGGTAAGTACTTCTCAAAAGCGCCTGATAAACGAGATGTTTGTACGCTTTCTAATAAATTCTGCATAATTTCTGCTTTGTCTTCTTTAAGAGGACCAAGCAAATCATCCAGAACCTTAGCACGATGGTTACTTTCGGTAATCATACGCACTTCCTTGTTTTTACTCTCGATTAAGACTTTCGCCTTAGTCATTGTTTTCTTAGCTTCCGCCAGTTTATTATCCTTTGCTTTAACTTCGCTTTGTAATTTACGAACTTCTGCACTCTCATTTAAGTGAGTTGTTAAGAACTCAGTAGAGAATGCTTCATAAATTCTACGACCGAAATCATTTTCACGGGCAGATTTAATATCTTCCTGTAGCTGTGATAATTCACTATGGATTCGTTTAGTAACAACATTTTTAACTTTGGCAGATGATTCTGCTATAAAGTTATTTTTAAGTTTAGTAAGTTTATCCTTCGCCTCAGTGATCAGACGTACTTTAGCCTCAACTAAATCACGCTTATCTTCCGCAAATTCAACAACTTCTTTCGCTAATGACTTAGCAACGAATTGTTCTAACTTCTTAAACCCTTCTGTTTGTATCGATCGGTCTTTTCTCAATTCTTTAATTTCTTCCGCTAACTTAGTAACCATAAATTCATTAAACTTCTGTGAATTTTCAGCCATTTTAGCTTGGAACTTAACACGATCTTTAACCAAAGATTTTTTATCTTCTGCTAATTCTGTGATTTCGTTTTTAAGACCATCTGTTACCATTTTATCCAATGCTTCAACCATTGTTTCTTTGTCATGCTCGTAACGACCTGCGAATTCCTCACGAAGTTCCGCACGAATAGTTTCACGAGTCTCGGTTAGCTTTACTTCCCATTCTTCCTGGATAGCTACACGAGTATCATCATTCACTAAGTCGCTTTCAAGCAGTGGTTTTAATGCATCTAACATAATGTTTTTCCTTTTTACCATTATAACTTGCTTTTAAAAACAAGCATATTAATACATTTATTTATGTACCAATTCCTCACAGATTCTTCATATAACGAATCTGTTTAATTCGTTTACACAATTGCTTGTGTCATATTTTAAGATCCTTAATTAAGGATTTTAACCCTTTTTCTAAGTATCTCTGTGCAGTTAAACTCTCTCTTGCATCAGTTGCCATTTCTAGCATCTTATGTCCACCATTCATATTCAACAACCCTTCATAAATGGCAGTTGGATATGCACCTGGTGCACTCGGCTGTGCCACAACATCCACTGTGACTATTTCAAAATCACTGACATTTCCATTAGATTCATTGACATTGCCACTCCCTCTACTAGAAACACCTAATTTAACACCCGCACCTAACATAGTTTCAACTAACTTACCCATTGGGGTAGGCAAAATCTTTAACTTACCAAAACCATTTGCACCATCCATCCACATTTCTGTGATCATATGACTGACACGGTCAAGGTTTACTTTTAAATCTTCTGGATGATCTAATTCACCCAATACTGAATATCCACCCTGTATCTGTTCATTAATAGTTTTTACAGCACTACCAATTTCATTCACAGGGTAAACACGCTGATTAGCGTTCTGGACATCGCCTTGTATACACATACCTTTCATAAAGAGTGATTTTTTGTCACCTTCACCACGTGATTCAACTACTATACTAGCAGCATCATATGATAAATTTTCCTGTAGGTAAGCCATTATAAATTATCCTTACTTGTTATTCTGTTTAGCGATTGATTTAACGCTATCACCTTTCTTCTTAGAAATACCCTTGGAAACTTTTTGCAATGGTTTAGCCTCAGTGTTTGCAGTAGTTAAAGAACCAACTGATACTTTACCACGACCTTTCTCTTCTGCTGATCCAGCTTTTACTGGTTTAGCACCATTTGTTCTTCCTTTTCCACCTGCATTATTTGCATTGGTTGATTTCTTATTAATAGAACCTTCCTCAGATGTAGTTGGTTTTGGTGCAGGTTTTAATGCTGCGCCTTCAAAAAACCCTGGGTTGGTTGATTCTTCAAATTCTTCTTCGTCATCCAATGATAATTCATCACTAAATTCTTCATCACCGAACTCTTCGCCTTCCTCATCATCTAATGATAATTCATCACTAAATTCTGCATCACTAAATTCTTCTCCACCTTCTTCATCACCCATCAAATCATCGAATTCAGCCATTAGTTCATCAAGTTTATCCTCTAGATCAACAACGCGGTCTTCTAAATCTTCTGAATCTACATCGCCTTCTGGTGCACCCATTTCAATATCAAATTCACCTTCTTCTTCATCTCCGAAATCTTCATCACCCCCGAATGCTATTTCATCAGCTTCACCATCATCACCCCCGAATGTCATTTCATCGTCATCCTCATTGATTTCATCAGCTTCTACTTCTTTTTCAACGTCATCAACATCTTCGTCATCAATCTTGTCAGCTTGCATTAAATCCTCGTAAATATCACGACTCTTATCTACCACGATCTGGTGAAATAGATCAGCTGCTTTGTTCTCTTCATCATTAATTACATATTCAATTAACTTTTCAAATTTATTCATTTCGTTTTTCCTTTAATTTGTGGTTTAATTCGGACACCACAAATTATTTGGGTGTGCCAGTACTGTTCGTTGTATTTACAATAACTTACAAGATTTGGGTAGATAAAGCATTAAAAATGGTATAAAACATTAATAATTGGCTTATTTTTTAAAATTGAGGGGGTGCTTCGGCTGGAACAGCATATTGCCGTTGTACCTTTTTGAGTTTTTCTTTGAATTCAAAATTTCTTACATCATTCATCTGACGCAATTTATTAATTTGTTTTAGGGTGAGCCTAGTCTTCCGTAAATCATCTTTTGTGACTTTACTTCCATCATCTTCCACATCCTGATAACCAGGAATACCTTCGCCATACATTTCATTTATTAACATAATTGTATTTATTAATTCTACCTATTCTATCAAATCAAGGTTCGTAGTTTATGTAATATAGTGCGAATGTTTGCTTTTGTTAAAAACATATGCTACCGGTATTTCATTTAATCCCAATAACCAAAATGCTACCATTCTATGTCTGCCTTCCATTATCAATTGCGTTGGATCTGCAATATCTACATATACAGGCAATGGCGATGCACCTGTATTGAGTTGATCCATTATCTTTTCGGTTCTTGCCGCATCACTGGGGTATTCATCATATGTACTATACATTTCCTTAATCTGAGTTTCAAAATGTGCAATTGGAACCATATCTACTTCTATGTGCAAGTTATCAACAGTTGTATCCATCCAACTAGCCACATCTTTAAGATCAGCGTATAGATGATCATTGTTACCAACAGTAACAATCTCTTCTATTATAAGTTCACTAACTCTCATATATATTAGGCAGGGGGTGGCACAGGTGCTTCTGGTCCCATATCACCTTCCATTCCATCTGGTCCCATATCATCTGACATCTCACCCATCATATCTAAATCATCAGCCATGCCAATATCGCCTTCCATTCCACCAGGCATCACACCAACACCACGTAAATCAGAACCCTCGGTTGGTACTTCTTCTACTTCCTTATTCTCTTCTGCCCATAGTTCATCATTCTTGGTCATATCTTCTTCTGATAAACCAAGATAGCGTTCAAGTAAAAAACGTTTACTCAAATATGGATATTGTTCTAGTGATGCAAATGTCCCTACCCTAGATGCATCTTGTTCAGTCTGTCTATAACTAGCAAAGTTTTGTGGTTCGCCAAATGATATGTCAAATAAACTAGCATCAATATTAAATCCACGCCAAGCCAAAAACATCTTGAACTCTTTATTAAGCATTTCACCAATAGCATTCTGTAATCTAATACAATACTGGTTGAATCTATACTCTTGTATTAATGCTGTTCCTAATCGCCCATCATTTACTGGTGCAGTATTATCCTCTGGTCCAGATGGCAAATAACTACTTGGTACTCTTAGACCACGTGCTAATTTATTGTTGAAATACAGTAGATCATTAATTGAATTCTTAACAAAAACCCCAGCACTTAGTGCAAATGTGTGATAATCATGATGTAATTCATCTTGGTCAATAGATAATGTGCCGACATCTATAGTGTCATCTAAATAAATTATATCAACAATTCTATGGTTCTTATACTCGGCGAATTCTTTAAATGTCTTGAAATTATCAATACCACATTTATTTAAATGGTTAATAACCTTATGTCTACTTGACAACAAATGATTATTATCTTTTAACTTTGAGATAAAATCATACTGTGACATCTGATTATCATATTGTGATATTAAATCATTCAATATATCATCGGGAACAATGTAAGAATGAATAAGTTTAAATGATTCCCATGTGTGATTCATTTGCTTTAATAACTTGTGCAAGTGCCTAACCGAGAATTTATCAACCTTGGTATTACTATGAACCTTAGTATTCGCAGCAGCATACATCTGCATAAATGTACTATTATTCCCAATAATAGACGTGAAATCACCGGCATGCTCTACTTTATGTGTCACATACAGAGTTGACACAAATTCATACATATCAGAATTAAACTTAATTTTTTGATCTTTAAATACACTATCATAGTACCCATCGGTTTGCCATCTAATAATATTAGCTTCTGTTATTTTTGCACTTCGGTTTTTCCATAATTCAGGGTTATCAATCTTTGATTTGGATTGTCCTGCCGAGATTTTATTACCATATTCTTGCCTAAAGGTGTCATCCGTTAGTAGTGCTAAGAATTTTTCGGTTCCTTTATACCAATTAGTTCGGCTGACTTGCTTTCTCTCTTCTTTTTCATTACTAGTCAAATTTTTATAATATTTCTTCACACCCACCGACCGTTTTTTATTAAGTGCATCAATTTCATCACTAGTCAGCGACTCATACCATCGTGATCTACCCTGTGTTTGTCGTTTTATGATGTCATTGTACTGTTCGGGATCATGTTCTTTTAAATAATACATTTTATCCCTTGCCGCGAGAGTACCCAATGCCTGTGCTTCTTTTGAAAATCCTTTATCCTGATGATACAATGTATGATCTGTGAAGTTCATCCATGTTAAATTAGCAGGAGAGTTATTATAACGATTAAAATCCTTATGGTGAATGGTGTTTTTTGAACTTGAAATATAATCTTCATCAAACACCTTTTCAGTAGAATATCCATTCGATCTCATGTATTTCGCTACTAACCTATGTGTATATACCCACTTTTTAGATTCGTTGTCATACACCATTTCATAGTCACGTTTTGCATGCTTAGATATTTCTTTATTCTTTGTATACAACGGAATCAAAGATTGTCCAATTGTTAAATCTTTGGCTTCAACAAACCCAATACCTGGCAGTGGTATCTTATGATCAGGAGTACAAACTATTTCTTCCCCATTATCTAATACAATTTTAAGAACTTTAGCATTTGACCTTGTTTTACCAGCCCATGATATCAATCCCGGCACAATTTTTCCAGTGATAGGATCACAACTATATGCCCACAACTCGTTCCCATCCTTCATTTCAGCTTCTATTTCAGAAATACTAAGATTGCGGTTATCTAATAATTTCACTTTGGTATCCAATGCAAAACAACCAAGATTGTCCCCGCCTGGCAATGTATCTACTTTAGAACCACGTCCTTCCGCTGATTGCGGGAAAAAATAATCTTCTTGCATTGAATTTTTTATGTAAATACCTGATTCTATTGCAAAAGTATGGTATTCATTATCAACATTTAAACACCCAGTGTCCATTGTTTCACGAAGGGGAACAAGTTTGGTCATCTTATTTGTGCTTTTAACCGCATGTTCAAATGAAATCAAACTATCATTAATTGATAAGTCTTTCGCTTCAACAAACCCTTTCCCCAAAACTGGAATTTTATGATCTGGGGTACAAGTTAATGTCTCTCCATTATCTAAATGTAATTTTAATACTTCTGTGTTTTTACGTGTTTCACCAGCCCATTTCACTTCACCTGGTACTACTTTACCCGATACAGGATCTGCACTATATACCCAATTTTCCTTACCATCATTATATTCTGCTATAACTTGCTGTAATGTCAGGGTTCTTCCATCTAACAATGGTATTCTTGTTTCTAAATCAATACATAATGGATTGTATGTAGCATCCAACATATTATCACCCTCGCCTGATTGGGTTGGTATTCTACGTTGGTGGATTTCATTTTTAACTCGTTCAACAAAACTCATTGCCATATGTGATGGCATATTACCTACATCGATGTAAAATACTCTTCGTTCAGGCGCACGTTGAACGCGATATATTAGAATAGCATCTTCCAATAGTTCTTTTTGTTTGTATACTTTGAAAATATTTTCAAGAATACTTGTACCAAAAGGCCAATTCAAGTCTAATCCTTCGGTTAAACTTAAATGAACAATATGTTTAGCATCTACTGTTGTTTCTCTTTGTGCAGCACCGAAGCGTGTTCCTTCACCAGCCACCGGATTTGACACTTGTTGTTGTTGTGGAGAAATACCGCCAGACATTGGTGTAATTCCAAAATCATCTGTGGTTTTTGTTGCCACTGATAAATTTTCAAAATTAGGGTTAATATCTTGTATTATGTATTGATCTGGTTCTTTGCCTTTGCTTTCATTAACAATAACACGCCCAACCTTGGACATGTCTACCCAGAATAATTCAAATGTTTCTGGGTCACGGAGAAATACCTGATCTCCATATTTTAGTGTATTCCTGAATAACTTAAATATACGTTTTTTGAATTGGTTTAATTTACACCATTGTTTTAAATTCTGTTCAATGAGTTTGACTTCATTATCAGTTGGTTTCTCGTGGTAATCAACATCAAATGGTGTGCTATTTTGATCATTGTCTTGTGTACTAAACTCTGAAATAATATCTAAACAAGCACTTATTTCACTATCCATATCCATTGCTTCGTACTGATTATAACGATTAACACGATTTGGATGTCCTGAATAAACTTCTGGTAACCTACTTTGATAGTTCTTAAATCCGAACTTACCACCTTGCGCCCCACTAATAGGACTCATTACACCGGTATTATCTGCTGCTTTAAAATATTTTTTCCATGACATATTGCTTATTTAGTTCCTAATTTTGTGTTACTCGAAGTATCTTGTTGGATATGCTTGTGTTATCCTCAATTGCTTTAACAACAGCAGTTAGCTTATTTACTTGTTTTTCTAGTAGTTCAATATGTTTATTATTTGATGTTCCTGCTTGTACATTTACTGGGATACCTTTCTTGTCAGGGAGTGGGACAACAGCTTCGGTGCCATGCATAGTCACATTATACCCAGATTTTGGTCCAGATAACACCCCACCCTTTACCATTTCAGGTGATGAATGCACTGCATGAGATGACTTTTCTATAACATTTACATCTATAGGTGTAGTACCAGGCAATACTTTTATTTCGTCTGGGAATACCACTTCTATTTTTCCAGCACTAAACATACCAGTACTCTCAGATGTCTCTCTAATTACTTCATATATTTTTTGCCATAATTTGCTATCTTTATTAATATCAACACCATCGGTGGTTGCTTGGTCTAATAATGCTTTTATTTGTGCACCACCTGCTTTTGTAATAGTGTCTGATAATATATCATGATCTTTTTCTAGTAGTGCATTAATGCTACTTTGCAACGGGGGCAGTGGTGTAAATAGCGACTCTCGTTCAGTTTTCTCAATGCCCATTTGTTTTAATATAGCAGAAACACTGTCTGTGCGTTTTTCAGTTTCTGTTTTAATAACTGCATTAAGTTTTTTTATTTGGATGTTTATTTCGTCAACCCGCTTATCAATCGCAGTTGATCTAGCCGTTTCTTCAGGTGTGAGTGGATTTTCTATACCTGCCATTTTCATTTTGTGGGTGGGTGGCACATTTAAGTTTGCCTTTTCAATTAATAATTTTCTGCGTTCAATGTTTAAATCTTGCAGACTTACTTCCGATTCGGTCGCTGGGCGTTTTGGAGTTGCATCAGTAAAAAAATCACCTTTGAATGTGTCATAAAACAGATTCGTGCCAACAACAAACTTCTCCCCGGCGCTATCCAATGTTGAAGCCACATTCGGGGAATTCATTAATGTCGCTGTGATACTAGCACTTGCTTGCTGTAATGCCACCTGCAATGAGACTAATGCCTTAGTGGTTGGGTCAGAATCTGCCCCCATTTGCTTCTGTTGATGCTTAACAGCGTCACCTAAGTCTTTGAAATCTGCTGTCATTAGATCCATTGATTCGTGGTATCTCACATAAACACCAGCACTATCACCAATAGATTGATTTAATGATTTCATCGGTGCTTTATTGGCTTTTACTGCTTCTTGGAAAGCTATCATTGCTTCATGTGCAGACAGCTGCCCACTTTTGACTTTTTCCATTATTTTAACGGATGCACCATTGGTTGAGCGGAATAATTTTTGTGCCGCTTCCGATTGAGTGAAACCCGATGCTTGGTCTCGTAACCCTGATGCCATTTCGCCACTAAATGCAGACATCGAATTATTCAAGATATTCATTTGCATTACCTGTCCTGGGTGCAGATCTTCTATAGTAGCACGCCAACGACCTTCGCGCATTGCAGCATCTACTAGTTTTTGTTGTTCTTCGCGTTGCATTCCAGTAAGTCTAGAGACTTTATCTAATTCCTTGGCATACTGTTGGGTTCGTTCCTGTAACTGAACACTATCCAACCGTTGTCCTCTGCCTAACCTACGTTGCAAATCTGCAAAGTTAATAACAGTTTCGCTGATTTCTTCTGTTGTAAATCCGATCTTACGTAATTCCTTATTCATCCCCTTACGCATACCACCCATTACATTAGCAAATTCACTTCTTGCATCACTGGTGGTGCCTTGTAAGGCAGCTAATTGTTTACTATTCCCAGCAATAAGACCACTGAACATTTTCAACGGGATACCAGCAGCGTGGATATCCTTCGCAAGTCCAGCAATACTATCAGAACCAATTCCACCAACACGACTTAATTCTTGGAATGACCCTAGACCATCATCTAATACTCCCGTTGTATATGCTGCCGCTTTCCCCATTGTTTCAATTGCCGCACCGGCGAACTTACCAGCTACACCTAGTTGTGGGATCGCAGAGATTACGTCAGCAAGAGATCCAGACATTGCCGTTATTATACCACTAATTGATGATATAGCAGTTTGTCCTTTGCCTAATGATCCAGCAAATGATGCAGTTGATGACGCAATTGCTCTTGCCCCTCGCATCGCTTCATTGCTAAAAGCGCCTATACTTCGGTTAGCACTATTAACGCTATTAGACAATGCAGCTAGATCAGCACGCAATAATGCTGCTTCATGGGTTGGTAATGTTGACGCGAATTGGTTCAGAAGACGGGTTATTTGTGCTATTTGATCAGTAGTTGACATGGTTTATATTATCCGTAGTTTATGTTTAATAAATATATTTACACTTATTTATATTAGGAAAAATTATGTCAAACAACCCGCTATCCAACTATTTCAGACAACCAAGTATCTACCTAAAATTACCAAGCAATGGTAACTTTTATCCAGAAAATACATTAGATATGCCACCAAATAACGAATTGCCGATTTACCCAATGACAGCAATTGATGAAATAACATACAGAACACCAGATGCATTGTACAATGGCACCGCAGTTATGAATGTTATCAAAAGTTGTGTGCCTAATATCCTAGATCCTTGGATCATTCCCGCAGTTGATTTTGATGCTATATTAGCATCCATTAGAATTGCAAGTTACGGACATTCAATGGAAATAGATACTACATGCCCTGCCTGTAAGGAAACTGCTACTTATTCATTGGATTTACGCACGATACTAGATCAACTTAAATCACCGGATTACCAGAAATCAGTGAATATTGGTGATTTAAATATCTTCTTCAAACCATTGTCATATAAGCAAATCAATGAAAATAGCGTAATTCAATTTGAAGAACAAAAATTGGCAAGTGTACTAGAAGATGCAGAAATGGAGGAGGAGGAAAAACTCAAACGATTATCTGCTGCATTTGCTAGCATGACAGAATTATCACTCAAAGCACTAACCCAAAATATCAATTATATCAAAACTCCAGATAATATAGTCAAGGAAGAAGATTTCATCAATGATTTTTTGCATAATTGCGACAGAGTCGTATATAAACGCATAAAAGATTATGTCATTGGAATGAAGAATGATAATGAACTTAAACCATTGAATATTAAATGCAACGAAAAAGAATGTGGGCATGAATATGAACAGCCGTTTACATTGGATATGTCAAATTTTTTCGGATAAAGCTATTAGTTTCTAGTGCAGAAGATATCAGTAAAGAGTTGGATGGCATGGAAAAGGAAGCTAATAGCATAAGGGAGGAAGCATTAAGGATCAGTTGGAACATGCGTGGTGGAGTTTCATATGTGCAAGCACTTCAGCTATCATACGATGAAAGGTCTACAATTAATAAGATCATTAAAGATAATTTAGAAACTACCAAGAAAACAGGATTACCTTATTTTTAATAGAATAGATGATAAACCTATTTTATTTCTAATAGGTCGCTATATATTAAACCTATCCTTACATATACCAAAGTGTTAAATTATATTAATAGTGTAGAGATGCCTTACGGCATCTGGGAACTCGTTGGCACTCATTCCCATTTTTAATTCCAATGATACGGTATATAGATTAATTAAGGTAATATTACTATGCCAATTGTATTTTATGTTATTGGTTGACCTTATATATTCGTGTAGACCTTTTGGACAAACTTTGCCTATCCGATGGACAAACAAAGTTAAATCCAATAGCCTACTCTTCGTGTGAGCCGCGGTCGGACAGATGTGATAAGGGATTGTTTATGGTCTATACACATAAACACGAAGGCGGTCATCCGAATACCTTCTACCCTAGAACTTTGCGTAATACAATTGGGTTCATTCTCCTTACTACCAATAATTACATTTATGACGGGAATTCAAATAATATTCACTATCGAAACACATTATTTGAATTTGTTGTTGTATCTTTTTTCTTTCAGAGCAACATCTTTTAGCCTATAATCGTATCCTTATCTCATAGCTAAACGCATTAATACGAGGCGCATTGCATCTTCATCCCCAGAGGGGTAGTAGCTATGATCCCTGCTATTGCCCAGGGATTAGGTGTCCTCCACTTGTGGGGAGTGTTACCGCTTGTGTTAACCGTCCCAAGCTAGACTATCAATAGATTATAGACCAAAAAATG